ATCCTTGCGTGTAATGATTTTCTTCTTGTATCGCGGTTCCCGGTCAAGGAACTGTTTGGCCCTGCCACCCCGCAGATGATGTACTCCAACGAGAATGTTATGGACTCCATCGAGGAGAAAATGGCATCCACTTACGAGGAGCGCATTGAGCATGAAATCACGCGAATTTTGAACGGATGGGGTGTCTGATATGACCAGTGTTGTTTTGCTTGAGCAGCTGAAAGCGTTTACAGAGAAAATCATGGCCGACATGATTCTCCCGGTGGCTATGCAGCAGGGCGATACAGAACAGGCCTACCGTGCCCCGGAAGTCTACCTGATGCGGCTGCCCGACAGCCGTTCAGCCAAGAAGAAAGCTCCGTACATCATCCATCGGGTCATTCCGCTGGAAACGGAGCAACAGCCCGGCAGCGAGGAGCGCACGGTGGTTTCTGTGCGCTCTATCTTTTGCTGCTACAACCCGGATGAACAGGAGGGCGATCTCGCTCTCCTGTCCATGATGGAGCGGTTTCGCGTGGAATTGCTCAAAGTCCGCAAGGTAGGCGGCACTGGCGCTGATGGAAAGCACCGGTACCAGTTTACGCTCGTCCTGTCTCCCGGTCATAAGCTGGAAAGCGTTCCTTACGATGAGGAAACCAAGCCGTATTATGCCGGAGAGATGATTACCCACTGGAAGCTGCCGACCGTGCAGCAAACGGAGGATATTAAATTATGGCGGTAAAAAAGACCGCGGCGGAACAGCCCGCCGAAACCACCGTGAACGCCGAGCCTGCGCAGAGCAAGCCCGGCGTTTCCATTTACGTTGGCCCGTCCATTCTGGGCTATATCCAGAAAAACACGATTTACCCCTGCGCTGCTGCGGAGGCAGTGAATCGTGACGATGTGAAAATCGCCACCGAGAAATATCCCGGCGTGGCCGACTTCATCATCGACATGGACGAGCTGCACACCACGCCTGAAAAGGCAAAAGCACGCGGCGAGGCCATCCTTGCGTATGCCCGGATGCTCGCCAAATCTAAGTAAGGAGGATTACATACTATGGCAGATCATGGTATTAACGTCAGCCGCGCCGACACCGCCGTGGCGACCCCGAACGCCGCAACCTGCGGCATTCCCTTTGTCATCGGTACCGCACCGCTGTCCAAGGCAACTGGCACCGCTGCAACTGTTGGCACCCCGGTGCTCTGCACCAGCTACACCGAGGCGGAGGAACAGTTGGGTTACGATGATGACTGGGCAAAGTACACCGTTTGCGAAGTGATGCACTATCACTTTAAACTGTGCGCTTGCCAGCCTGTCATTTTCCTGCCCCTCGCAGAAGACGCGGAAGCAGCAGCCGTGGCAGCTGCCGTTGAGCAGGTCGAGGCTTGTCTGACGATGTTCGGCATCGTACCCGACCTGATTATGGCACCCGGCTTCTCCAAGGATGCTACCGTTTCCGCTGCAATCGATGCGAAAGCTGGCTCTATCAACGGCATGTTCACTGGTAAGGCTCTGGTGGATATTTCCGCAAAAACCTACACTGCTGCGGTTCAGGCAAAAAACAGCGGCACCTTCACCGAAAAGACCATCCTGTGCTGGCCTAACGGCACTCTGGGTAATCTGAAGTTCCATGGCTCCACCGTCATGGCGGGCTGTCTCGCGGAGACCGACACCAAAAATGGCGGTATCCCTTACGAGAGCCCTTCCAACAAGACCATCCACATCGACGGCCTGTGCGACGATGACGGCGCAGCTATCAACCTGACCTACAATCAGGCAAACGTGGTCGATGCCGCTGGCATCTGCACGTTCCTGAACCTCATGGGCGGATGGACTGCGTGGGGCAACCACACTGCATGCTACCCTAAGTCCACCGATGTGAAGGACTACTTCATCCCCCTCAGCCGGATGTTCGACTACGTTTCCAACACGCTCATCAAGACTTTCTGGTCTAAGCTGGACAAGCCGATGAACCGCCGCCTGATTGACACCATTTTGGACAGCGCAAACGTTTGGCTGAATGGTCTGGTTGGCGCAGGCTACCTGCTGGGTGCCCGCGTGGAGATGCTGGAAAGCGAGAACCCTCTGACCAGCCTGATGGCGGGTAAAATCAAGCTGCACGTCTACATGACCCCGCCCTCTCCGGCGCAGGAAATTGACTTCGTGCTGGAGTATGACGCTGACTATGTGACCAGCGCACTCCAGTCCTAAAGAGGAGGTACTACTATGGCAATCGATCAGAGCATTATCAATTTTGCTGTCTACGAAGACAGCATTGAGTATGCGGGAATGGCAAAAGCTACACTGCCTGATGTGACTTTTCTGACGCAGTCTATCTCCGGCGCCGGCATCGGCGGCAACATTGATGCCGTTATTTTGGGTCATCTCGAAGCAATGACCCTTGGTCTGGAATTTCGCACCACTACGGCACAGTCCATCAAGCTGTCCGAGATTCGCCGCCACCAGATTGATCTGCGTGTTCCTGTTCAGTATGAGGATCCCATCAATGGCACTATTGATGCTCGTTCTGAAAAGCACGTTCTTGTCGTTATTCCGAAGTCCACCAAGGGCGGCACTATCGCTCCGGCGACTCCCGCCAACGGCTCCGGCGAGTACGCTGTCCGCTACTGGGCAACTTATCTCGATGGCAAGAAGGTGCGTGAACTGGATCCGCTGAACTTCATTTGCTACATCAACGGCACGGATTATCTGGCAGCTGTCCGCAAGGCGCTGGGCAAGTAATCAGAGCCAATCGTTATGCCGGGGCTGCATTTTGCGGCTCCGGCCTATTTTTTAACTGCGAAAGGAGCAGCCGCTATGAACACCACCATCAGCGATAAGGAGTACGATGCAGCCATCGCCGCTGCGAACAAAGCTGCCACCGACCCTTATGTGTACGTCCACAAGCTCGTTCAGCCGTTTGAGTATGAGGGCAAGAAGTACGACACCCTGACGTTTGACTTCGGCAAGCTGACCGGCAACGATTCGCTTGCAATCGAGGCCGAAATGTCCGCTCTGCGCCAGCCGGTTATCGTGCCGAGCATGAGTGCGGGATATCTGATTCGGATGGCTTGCCGGGCGTGTACGCAGCCCATCGGCGTTGACGTTATCGGCGCAATGAGCATTCGGGATTACAACACCATCCGCACCAAAGCAAGAAATTTTTTGATGCTGTCGGATGTGTAACTGATGATGGTGGAGAGTGGCTGCGGCGGCAAGCCCTTCTGATGGCGCAGGGCAACAACACCCCTGCACCATACTGGCTTGCAATGCCTCTGTATCAACTGCGGCAATGGATTGATACCAACAATGCCATTGTTGCCGAGCGCGAAAAGGCGAGAAAGGCGAAGTAGTGGCTCGAAAAGAATGGGAGTTGCTGTTCAACCTGTCCGCCAAACAGAACAGCAACTTCTCCAGCACCTTCAAGGCTGCACAGTCTGCCCTTGTGGAAACACAGAACAGAATCCAGCAGCTGAACAAGGTACAGTCCGACATAACCGCGTACCAGAAGCAGCAGCAGGCCGTTGACTCCACCAAGCAGCGGCTGGCCGTCTTGCAGCAGCAGTACAATAACATCCAGAAAGAGATTCAGGAGACCGAGGGCTATTCCTCTGCGCTGGAAAACAAGCTAATTTCCAAGCAAGCGCAGATCGACAAGACCACGACATCCCTGCACACCTATGAGCAGCGTCTGGCTGCCACCGGGAACACCCTGCGGGAAGCTGGCGTGGACACCACGCAGCTGACAGCAGAAACCACTCGGTTGGAAACCGAGGTCGATAAGCTGAAAGACCAGCAGGTTGACCTCAAAAAGACCATGGACGAGGCCGGAGAGGGCGCAAAGGACTTCGGTGAGAAATCTGTCGAAGCGCTCGATGCCGTTGAATCTGTGCTTGCCACGGCTGGCATCGCAAAAGCCCTCGACGAAATCAAAGACGCATACATGGACTGCATCAACACCGCAGGTGATTTTGAAGCATCCATGAGCAACGTCGAAGCCCTGTCCGGCGCATCCGGCGATGAGCTGGAATCTCTGTCCGACAAGGCCAAGGAGATGGGCGCAACCACCAAGTTCACCGCCGGTGAATCTGCGGACGCTCTGTCTTACATGGCTCTGGCAGGCTGGAACACCCAGTCTATGCTGGAGGGTATCAGCCCGGTGCTGAATCTGGCTGCTGCTGCCAACATGGACTTGGCGCAGGCATCGGATATTGTCACCGACTATCTGACCGCCTTTGGTCTGAAAGCCTCTGACACCACTCACTTTGTCGATGTGATGGCCTACGCCATGGCTCACTCCAACACGGATGTGATCCAGCTGGGCGAGGCATACAAGGCATGTGCATCCACCGCCACCTCCCTCGGCTACTCTGTTGAGGAGACCACCGCAGTCCTGGCTACCATGGCCAATGCAGGTGTTAAGGGCGGCGAGGCTGGCACAGCCCTGAACGCCATCTTTACCCGCCTTGCCACCAACACGAAAAAGTGCGGTGACGAACTGGCGAACTATGGCGTGAACATCTACGATGCACAGGGCAATATGCAGTCCCTGTCCAGCATCCTTACCGGGATTGCCAGTGTCTGGGGCGACCTGACCGACCAAGAGCAGGCCAACCTTGCCAAGACCATCGCTGGCACGAACCAGTATTCCAAGCTGCAAACCATCATGGCCGGGTGCAGTGAGGCCGCCGCCGAGGGCGGGCAGTCGTTCTCAGACTACACCGCAGCCTTGAACAACTGCGCCGGGTCTGCCGACAAGATGGCGGGCACCATGCTCGACAACATGAACGGCAGGCTGGTTCTGATGCAGTCTGCCGCTGACGGCCTAAAAATCGCCATCGGCGAGGATTTGACCCCGACTTTGTCCAAGCTGTACGATGTCGGGGCTAAAGTTCTGGGCTGGATGCAGGGCTTCGTTGAGGAACATCCCGGTGTAGTCAAGGCGGTTGCGGCCGGAACTGTCGCTCTTGGAGGGCTCCTTGGCGTTATGACTGCCGCATCTGCGGCAATAAAAATTGGCAGCGCAGCTATGGGCCTGTTCTCTGCATCCCTTGGAGTGACGGCTCCTGTTCTTGCGGGCGTTGTCGTTGCAGGAACGGCTCTCGCTGCCGTAATCGGTGGAATTTCCGGTGCAGCAGACGATGGTGTCCCGCATGTGCGAGAACTGACCAGCGCAGCCCGCGATATGGGCAGTAGCATGGACGAGGTCAGCGACACCTACCATTCCACGCTGTCCAACATGGAAGCCACTGCCAGTGTCGCGGACCAGTACATCAGCAAGTTGGAGGCCATCGAAGCTGCCACCAACGGCAATACTGCCGGGAACGCTGAGTATCACGATACTCTTGCCCGTCTGTCTGCGCTGGTGCCCAGTCTGGCTGATGATATTGACCTTGAAACGGATTCCATCAAGGGCGGCACAGAAGCTCTGCGCCAGCACGCGAATGCTTATGCGGACGATGTAAAAGCGCAGGCTCGGCAAGAGTACCTGAACGGAATCTACGAGCAGTACAACGATGTGCTGGTCGAAAGTGCGGCGAATGAAGCGAAGCTGGCTGCTGCACAGGCAAAGGTCGAAAAAACCAATTCCGGCATGGACGCAACCTACAGCAAGTTGCTTTCCACGCTCGGCATGACGGACGAACAATTCAAGTCCACTTATGGCACAGTTCAGGATATTCCTTGGCGTTCCATGGGCGAGGATGTGCAGCAGCTGCGCACCGAGTACATGGGCTACTCGGAAGACCTCGCCACTGCCAGGCGTGAAGTCGAAAACTACACCGAGGCCGTAGAGCGGGATCAGGAGGCCATCGATGCAGCTGAGGCCGAGTATCAAGAAGCCAAGGATGCAGTCGATTCCCTGAACGCAGCGCAGCAGGATGCCGCCAACAGCGCAAACGATGTGGCTGCACAGGAGCAGGCCGTTACCGACGTTATCAACAGTGCCGAGGCGGAGATTCAGGAACTCGTTTCGGCATACACGGACGCTTACAATGCGGCCTATGACAGCATCAGCAAGCAGTACGACCTGTGGGATACCGCCGAAAAGGTCGTCGCCACCTCTGCATCCAGCATCAACTCCGCACTGGAAAGCCAGATCGCCTACTGGGACAACTACAACCAGAACCTCGAAAGCCTAACCGAACGCGCTGCCGATATTGACGGTTTGAGCGACGTTATCGCCAGCTTTGCCGATGGCAGCAAGGATTCTGTAAACGCCATCGCCGGCATGGCAGCTGCGTCGGATTCCGACCTCGCAAAGATGGTCGAGAACTACCGTTCCTTGCAGGAGGCGCAGAAAACCACCAGCGAGAGCATGGCCGATCTCGAAACCGGCATGAGCAATGCCATGGACGAGATTGCGCAGAACGTGGCAGACAGCGTGGCCGATATGGACTTGAACGATGAGGCCATGAAGAGCGCACGGTCCACCATTCAGGGCTTTATCGACGGCGCGGAGGGCATGATGCCTCGTGTCAAGGAGGCATACGAAAAGGTGGCGAACGCTGCCTCTAATGCGCTGGCCGGAGCAAATGGGCGTTACAACATCGACCAGAAGAACGGAAACATCCCCGGTTATGCAGTTGGTACGGAATCCGCTGCGCCGGGCTTTGCCATCGTTGGCGAGAACGGCCCGGAGCTGGTCTACTTCAACGGCGGCGAAACCGTGCTGACCGCGCCGGAGACCCGCGCAGCGTTCAACGAGGCGCGGCAGCTGGAACAGATCACCAGCACAAATGCGATTGACCTGTCCGCTGTCCGGGATGCCATCCGTGAGGAGCAGGAAGCCCAGACTCTGCGTGAGGAGTACAACCGATATGTAGAAACTGTCACTGGCGGCAATTCGGTCTACTTCAACGGCGGCGAAACCCGCTCCGTTGCGGAAGTGCAGCTGCCCGGCGGCTCTGCATCTGGTGGCTCAAACGCCAGCAGCGCGGCTCCCATCACCGTTGCGCCTGTTTACCACATCTACGGTATGCGAGATACGGATGAACTGCGAAGCGTCCTGAACGCCCAGAATGACGACCTCCGGGAAGCTGTGCTGGAAATCGTGAGCGACAACGACACTGATAATTTCAGGAGGGGTTACGCATGAGCAAAACCTACACCACCGTGCAGGGCGACCGCTGGGACAGCGTGGCATACACGCAGCTCGGCAGCTGCGCCCTTGCGCCCCGCCTGATGGCTGCGAACTCGCAGTATCTGAACTATTTTGAGTTTCCTGCCGGAATCGTTTTGACGCTCCCGGAAATCGAAACCAAGACCAGTCCGACCCTGCCGCCGTGGAAGAAGGTGGTCACATGAGCGATGAAAATACTGCCCGCCATGCCGAGTGTACGGTGGAGTTTGACGGTGTGGATATTACCAGCAGCATCGCTCCTTACCTGCTCTCCCTGTCCTTTACGGACAACGAGGAAGATGCCAGCGATGATCTGCAAATCAAACTCCAAGACCGTGATGGTGTCTGGATGACCGACTGGCTCCAGAAGATGATAGACGGCGATGTATCGGCTGCATCTTCCGATGGCTACAAGGTCGGCGATGTGGTGCAGTTCCTTGGTGGTCCGCACTATAAGGCATCCACTGATAAAAAGGCAAATGGCAACCCAAAGGCTGGACCTGCCAAGATCACCATCATCAAGCAGGGCGCGCTTCATCCGTACCACGTCATCCACACCGATGGCACATCTCGCGTCTACGGCTGGGTGGATGCCAGCGAGATCTCCGGCAAGTCTGGCGGCGGCTCTTCTGGATCCTCCTCCGGCGGCGGAGAAGAAAGCTTGAAAATCCGGGCTACCATCACCGCCTGCAACTGGCACAGTGATGGCAAAGATGAAGCACTGGACTGTGGAACCTTTGAACTGGACAGCGTGGTTGCGTCTGGACCTCCCGGCATTATCACCATCAAGGCCATTGGGCTGCCCTACACGAGCCAGATCCGGCAGACCAAGCAGAGCAAGGGCTGGGAAAAGTACAAGCTGTCCGGCATTGCCAATGAAATGGCATCCAAGAACGGCATGACGACCCAGTTTCTTGCAAAGAAAGACCCTGAGTACAAGCGTGTGGAGCAGTACCGCTGCTCCGACATCGACTTTTTGCAGCAGCTTTGCCACGATGCAGGGCTGTCGCTGAAATGCACTGATGGCAAAATCGTCATCTTTGACCAGCAGGAGTACGAGGGCAAGGATGCCGTGTGGACTACCACGCTGGGCGACAAAAGCTATATCAAGTATAGTCATTCACTCGGTCAGGCTGGAACACAGTATGCGTCCTGCCGGGTATCTTACGTTGGGCCTGATGGCAAGGCTATCGAGGACATTGCCTACGTTAAGGACTACGATGCTAAGAGCAAGACCAATCAGCAGCTGGAAGTCTACGCCCCGGTCACGAGCAAGGTAGAGGCGAAAGAACTGGCTGCAAAGAAACTCCGGCTCTACAACAAGTATGAGCGTCAGATAAGTTTTACCTATCCGGGCGACCCCGGAAAAGTTGCTGGACTGACGTTCAACGCTGACCAGTTCGGACCGTGGGATGGCAAGTACATCGTGAAGCAGTCTAAGCACACAGTATCTGGCTCTGGTGGGTACACCACGCAAGTCATTGGCCGCCATACGCTGGGAGGTTACTGATGAACATGAACGTCGATGTTCGCATCGGAAAAGTCACCGATGTGAACAAGGAAAAACGCCTTGTGCGCGTGAAGTTCGAGGACACCGGGATTACTTCCGGCTGGCTGCCTGTGATGCAGCACTACAAGGCCATTGTGTACACCGAGGAGGCTGGGCAGCATGACCACCAGTTTATGCACCCGTCTCCGTATCAACTGAAAATCCTCAACACCCAGAACGGCACCCGCCAGATTTGGGATGAGGAGGAAAAGGTCACGGGCGCGGACAACTCCACCAACCACCAGCACAAATCCCATGTGGTGTGGTGGGTGCCCGCCATTGATGACATCGTGATCTGTCTGTACCTGCCGTGCTTCAACGCTGACGGCTTCGTGTTGGGAGGGATTTATCCGTGATTGTTGGATGCCTCGGAGACATTATCTTTGCCGTGTTCGATGGTTACGTCAAAACCATCAAGGACATGGCGCAGAGCGTGTCTGCCAGATACACCACCCACCAGCGAGCCGGAGGCAAGGCGCTGGCCGAGTTTACGGGCACAGATGCCGACACCATCACGTTCGACATTGAACTTTCGGCGTACCTTGGCGTGGCTCCAAGCAAGCAGCGCGAGATCCTGAAGGGGTATGTCGATAATCACACGACGCTGCCGTTTGTCCTTGGCAACGAAGTCTTCGGCAGCTATCGGTGGGTCATCAAATCCGTGAAATTCAAGACCAAGTACACAGACGCTTTCGGCGTTCCGACATGGATTACTGCGAGCGTCACTTTACTGGAATATCCGAGAGAGTGAGGCGATTTTATGAGTAATTATCTGGTGTCGGCAAATGACCTGACCGCCATTTCCCTCGGCGAGCAGGATACCGTGGCCAGCGTTCTGCAGAACATCGCCGTCATCCTATCCACGCCGAAAGGCACCGTGCCGGGCTACCGGGAGTTTGGCATCGACATCTCGGATATTCTTGACCGCCCGGAAAACGTGGCGCAGCCTATGCTCTGCGCCGCCATCAAGGAAGCCATCGAACGGTTTGAACCGAGAGCCACCTATATGGGGACTACGTTCAAATCCTCCAAGGACAACCCCGGAACGATGCTTCCCGTTGTGGAGGTGAGCATCAATGCGTAGTACCGCAGACCACCAGTTCATCAGCACCGACGTTGACGAACTGGATGCGCTGCTCTGTGCGGGGTATGAGCAGTTTTTTGGTACATCCGTGCGCCCCGGCAGCCCGGAACGGCTGTTCATCTCGTGGATTGAGGATGCGATAATCTACGAGCGTGCCCTCAACAACCACGCTGACAACCAGAATCTGCCCAGCCGGGCAGAGGGTGAGAATTTGGATGCGCTGGCTGAGCTGTTCTACTTGCAGCAGCGTCCGCAGCCTACCGCAGCAACCTGCACCATGCGTTTCAACATCAGCGAGGCGCGGCAGAGCGCAATCCTCATCCCGTCCGGCACTCGCGTCACGGATGCAAACGCCACTCTGTACTGGGCGACCGCCGAGGACGAGTACATTCCCATCGGCTCGACCTATGCAGATGTGACCGTTACCTGCCAGACCGTTGGCACGGCTGGAAATGATTATGCGGTTGGCGATATCAACACCATCGTTGATGTGTACGACTACTACTCCGGCTGCTCCAATGTCACCATCAGCGCAAACGGCAGCGATGCTCCGAAAGACGATGAGTTTTACGAACTGCTGCTGGACAGCCAGAGTGCGTGGTCCAGTGCCGGGCCTGTTGGCAGCTACAAGTATTTCGCAAAGAGCGTGTCCACGAAAATTGCGGATGTTGTGGCAAACAGCCCCAGTCCCGGCACCGTCTGTCTGTATGCTGTCATGGATGATGGCAATATCGCAGGAGAGGAAACCAAAAAGGCCATGGTCGAGGTCTGCTCGGCTGATGAAGTCCGACCGTTGACCGACCGTGTCATCTCTGGCGACCCCGATGTTGTGACCTACAATATCAACCTGACCTACTATCTGACCCGTGATGGCGACATTTCCGCTACCGATGCGCAGACACGAGTAAACGAGGCTGTGCAGCAGTACATCAAATGGCAGTCCGGCAAGATGGGCCGGGATATCAACCCCGACAAGCTGCGGTATCTGCTGCTGGAAGTCGGCATCAAGCGTGTGGATCTCAAACAGCCGGCATTCACTCCGCTGGAAGACGGAAAACCGTCCGTTGACCTCACCTCGGACAAGGTGCCGCAGGTAGCCAAGGTGGGCACGGTCACCGTGCAGAGCGGAGGGTATGAGGATGAGTAACTACACCATGACCGCCGAGCAGATGATGGATGGCTTTCCGCTTGCCCTCCAGAAAGACCCTAAAATGGTCGCTCTGGCTCATTCCATCGCCAACGTGCTGGAAATGCGGCTCGATGAAGTCACCCTCGGCCAAATCTACACCCGCATCGATGAACTGCCGGAAGACCTGCTGGATATTCTAGCGAAAGACTTCGCCGTAGACTGGTACGACCACGACTACGACCTCGCTGCAAAGCGGCGCACCATCAAGTCCGCGCCCTACATCCATCGTCACCGGGGAACCGCCGGGGCTGTGCTGCGGG